GGCCACGAAAGTGACTGACAGTGTGATGCCGACAATCAGTATTAGTCGGGCTTTGATTTCGTCGTTTGTGTATCGCCTTCTAGCCACACCGACCACCACCAACTTGGATTGTGGTCACGACTCCGGGTGCTTTGTTTTTGACGCGTTCACAGTTGACACGTGTACGGTCTCCACAACTGGCAAGCGACACTGCAAACAAACTAATCAGGGCTAGACGCTTCACGAGTTGCGATACCCATACACACGCATCGTGCCTGTGATACTGCCCGATGCTGGAATGATCTGTATGCCGGTGTACTGAGTGGATGTTGCTACCTGTGTACCAAGCAGAAGCACAGCTGGGCCGTTTGCGTCGAAAGCGTGAATGTTTGCTTGCGTTCTTGCAGCGATGTTCGGGTTTGCAATGTCAATCACGGTCTCGCAAAGAATGGTTGAGGTAGATGAGTGTCCACCACAACGCTGAGAAACTGTTGCTGCTCCTCCGATGTCGGTCACGCCAGCGTTGTAGGCGAGGCCATAGCCGAAGTAGTTTGCACCTGCATCTACGCCTGCACCACTAACCATCTGGAAAGCAAAGGTTGTCGAGGCACTTCCGTAGTGGCTGATGATGACTTTGTAGTTTGAGAAGCTTGACGAGAAGCAGTTCAACAATGACGCTGTGACGGATGCAGCAGTTGAGCCTGTATAGGTCGTTGTTGCAATCCAAGTCAAGCCGATGTCCTGCTGAAGGGTTGTCATCTGGGCTGCAGTTAGCACCTGCCCTGATGTGAATGTCTGATCTGCCATGTTTGTCTCCTTTAGAAACTGAGAAGGTTCTCGTTTAGAGTACCGAAAATGGGGTCATTCAAGGTGAGATAGGCGTTCGAGTCAGCTGATTCGAAGGTGTACGTCACGATGTGTGATCCCGGTGTGATGTTGTGTGAGATGCCAGACACGATGAGAGTCTGAGTGTCCGATGTTGGTGTTCCAGCAACGAAGTATTTCTTGACTGTGCAAACATCTGTCAGGTCTAGCGCAAGGCACTGGTTCTGTTTTGTGTCTGATAGTGGCAAGAGTTGCGTTGATAGACCTGTAAAGCGAAGGACTGGTTGCTTGTATCTGCCGAGCAGATAGTTGCCAAGGCCAGCGACCTCTGCTGTGGTGGAGTTGAGAAGGTTTGTGTCTGAGTAGGTCTGTGTCTGGTATTGGGCGATGCTGTCAGCGTTAGAGGCAATCTGTGCAGCTCCTGCCGGTGATTGGGTCACGATGTAGTTGTAGAGCAGTTCGTCACCGAACTGGTTTGTCAAGGTTTGATAGGGGATGCCGCTGGCCTCAACATCAAAGGCTGCTTTGACGGTTGGGTTGAGAACGGATGAGCGACCCTTGAATGTGAGTGTGCCGTTTGACGACATAAAAAGAAAGCCCTGCTCAGAGGTTGTGATTGTTTGCAGATAGTTGAGCAGTGGTGTCTCTTCAGCAATGGAAAAGTCTGCCGATGCAGCTGTGCCACCAAGCGTTGATGATCCAGTTCCGATGGAGCGTGACCCTTGATAGTTCACTTCTGTGTAGTCGAGCACTGTGCTGACGCGTGTTGAGCTGAGTTCTTGTGTGGTGGTGTGTGCGTTGAGGTTGTTAGATGCCAAGACTGTGAAGTCGTCTGCACATGTGGCGTAGGCCATGTCATTGAAAGCAAGGTCGTATTCGACATTCCAGTCGGTGACTAGCCCTGTGTAGATGGGCAGTCCGTTTGCATAGATTTGGATTGGCAGTCGAGGAACGATGCCTGTAACGTTGCCGGTGGTGTTCCAATAAGGCGACGAGGTGTTGAGAGGGTCAAAGGCTCGGTTCTTGTTGTAGAAAGAAACTGTTGCTGTGCCTGCGTTGAACTCTTGCAACTGGCGTGAGCGTCCACGGTTGATGTTGATGGACTGCACCGATGAGGTCACATCTGCAAACTGGATGCCACCGAGAGTGCCTGTGTTCAACTTGCCATAGACAGGGTCATCTAACTGGAACGGTGTTCCGAAGTTAGTTGTCGTTTGGAATCCGACAAGGACTTGAATCACAGGGAGCGTCATACGCTGACAAACACCTGACCCGATAGTCGCTCGGCACTCTTGATTGCCTCGATGATGTCACGGCCTACCTGTGCAGGGTTAGAGACAAGACCGGCATTGACTTGGATGCTGATTTGATTGACTGTGCCTTGCGTGGTTTGAGCACTGGCAAGGTTGCCACCAAGGAAAGCACCTGCACCGATGTTGCCGAAACTGGTTGCCGAACTAGCGAGGCCTGCAAGGTCTTGGTTGAGTTGCGTGACTGCTCCAGCGTTAGGCACGGCAATCATGTGATCTGTGACTTCCACGCCTGCTTCTGGGCCGAGGTTGATGAGCTGTGCCAGGCCAGCCTGACCAAGTCCTGCGTTGATGAGGTGACCAAGGTTTGATGCAAACTTTTTAGCGTCCTCAATCTGTTTCTGAAAGACAGTGAGGTAGTTACTTTTTGAGCGTTTTGTGCTTGCCGATGCCACATCTGATTCAGCCTGTGCGACGCGTTCTAAGGCGTTTGCGTAATCGTCGGCCTGTGCTGCAGGGTCAATCTTTGCGAGGTCTGTATAGGCCTGTGCGCGTGTCTTGAGAGCATCTGACAGTTCATCTTCGGCATCTTTTTGAGTCTTGACAGCCTCAGACAAAGAAACGAAGCCAGTGATTGACTCGGCTTGAGAGTCACGAAAGTTGTCATAAGCATCTTGTGCTGACTTGACCTTGTCCTTGACTGTTTGCAACGCAGTGCCAACTCGATCACGCAACGTCTCTGCGTAGTCTTTGGCCTTCTTTCGCGCTGTGTCCTGAGTCCTTGCCAATGCTGCAAGTTCTTCCTTGGTGGGCTTGAGACCGTTCTCGTAGGCAGACATCATCTGACCCTCAAACGCACGGAACTGGCGCGACAAGTTACGAGTCTCTGTCACTGCTGCACCGGCAGTGTTGGCATAGCCCTTGACTGCGTTGTTCAAGAATCCAATCTGCTGAGTCGCTGGCAAGATGCGCGTGACCAGTCCGAAGATTTTATTTGACCAGCCTTCAGTCTTGCCTTCAGCACCGATGGTTGCCTCAGCAATCTTGGATGCTGCAGTGGCGTAGTCACCTAAGACCGGGGCAAGTTTGCCACCGACAGTCTCATACAGCTCATCGGTTGCAATCTGAAGTTTCTTGAATCCACCTTCGGCAGAGTTCGCTGCAGCGTCGGCTGCACCTTGGAATGTGTAACTCAGCTCTCGCGTGATTGCGTCAAAGTCTTTTGTCTTGACAGCGTTAGCGTCGAGCGACACACCAAGACGAGTAAGCGCACCAACATTGCCAGCCTGTGCCTTAGCCAACGCCAAAGAAACTGTTTGCAAGTCTTTGCCTGTACCGGCAGAGATGTCGAGAGCAAGGTTCATCAAGCTCTGAGCCTTGGTGACATCGCCGGTGGCCCTCACAAGTGAGGCTAACGACGGACGCAACTCACTGTCCGACACGGCCTTCTGGAACTGCATCTTGCTGATGGTGTCCTCGATGGCTGCAACCTGAGCCTCCGATGCGCCTGTTGAGTTACGAACGGCAAGAGACAACTGCTTCTGTTGTGCCTCATCCTCAGCAAAAGCCTTGACAGCCTTTCCGATCTGTTGCGCCACTGCAGCTGCAGACACGCCCATACCGAGCTGTGTTTTCATCAGACCCTTGAGAGACAGGTCTGCTTTCTTTGCGCCTTTGTCGTCATACGTGGTGACGAAAGGCAGAACGATGTTTGCCATTAGAGAGCCTTCCTACGGTTGAAGTCTTGGATCACATTGTTGAGGATTATGTGTGCTTGTTCTCTGAGCATTGGCATGGCTGATTCTGCACCGGGCCACATGTAACGCGATGCGCCCTTTTTGCCTTTGCGCTCACCGTCTTTGTGTGCCTTGTCTTGATTGTCAAGGTTCTCAACAAACGCTGAGTCCGATGGGCCTGAGCCTGCATTGTCGTAAATAGCCCCTGCAGGGTTCGCCTGATAGATGCTCATAATGGCGTACTGTTTGCGACCCATGCGTGACTTGCGTGTGCCACCACCGAACTTGACTCGGATGCCACGCAAGATGGCTTCCTTGCGCCAGCGTGTAGCACCACCACGACCCTTGATGAGTTCACCCTTGAGGATGTTTGAGTCGCCACTGTTGTTGAAAGGCGTGAGGTCAGGGTCAAGCCATAAGGCGTAGTCCTTGATTGTTTTGATGGTTGGCGCAGCTGCGCGACGCATGTCTTTTTGCATCTGGCGAATCAGATCAGGCTCAACCTTTTTGATGGCTTTGATGGCTGCAGCTAGGTCTCTGTTTGGGTTGATGACTTTTGCTTGCGCCATGTTTACTTCTGCCTGTCTTGGATTGCTTGGCTAAGGGTTGAGATGAGCGTGACCGGCATCTCTCGGAGGTCTTGCCATGGAATCCCCTGAAGGATTAGTCCGGCAATGATTCCGTGGACACCGTCTCGCCAAAAGGGATGCGCTCCACCCTGTAGGAGACACCCTTGACTTCTGCTTTGTATTTCTCAATGTTGGACACGTGGCCTTCCTGCTTCATAGCAAGGTAGGAAAGCGTGACGAGGTATTCCATTGAGAGATTGTCGTCGATGGCTTTGATGATTGACACTGTGTGCAATCTTTCAAACTCAAGGAGACTTGCTACTGACAGAGCGACTTCATGTTCGCTTCCATCAACCAGCACGGTGGCGATGAAAAGCTCAAACATTATGCAGTCTCTGTGTACAGTCCACCTGAAAAGGTGATCGCGCCAACAGTGGCGAGGTCGCCTACAGCACCCATGACAGGTCGATACTCAGACATGAGAGCCGAGGTCACAGTGAAGTCTGGGTTCGTGCCAGCTGCAGCAACTGCAGAGGTAGGACGAACAACGACTGTGGTCGGAACGCCAACAAGACCCTTGAGAGTTGCATGCACCTTGGTGGCTGCGAAGTCTTGGTTGAAGTTGATTGTGACGGTGTTGTTCTGCAAACCACCTGTAAAGATGTGGCCGTTCACTGCTGATGCAGACATCGAAGTTACCTCGACGCTGTCCACGGCGTTGACAACTTCCACGCTCGTGACATAGGTCGTGAGGTCAACAGTGTTGACTTTCACTTGGATGTCTTTGTTTACATAAATAGCCATTACTCGGCCTCTGCTTCCTTGGTTGGTTTGGATGTTTTGTTTGCCTCGATGTGACCACCGAGAATGAGAGCCTCAACGGAGCATCCGATGAGTTCCTCGTCTGTGATTGTGTCGCCGGGCTTCTTGCCTGAGACATTGTCTGCGATGACTTTGTATGTTGCCATGTGTTCCTTTATGGGTACGCCACCCACGGCACGGTGACCGTGTAGGCAGGTAGTTCTTGATTGCCAACTGTGTAAACAGTAGGCGACGCATCTGTCGCTCCAGTTGCAAGCATCACTGTGTCCATCAGATCAAGAAGCGCAATGAGCGCGTCAAGGTTGCCCGGTGGTGGCATGAGTACGTTTACAGGAAACGACAGAGAAGTCTGGTTGGTTGATGATCGAGTGATTGTCGGGGGGTCAATGATTGCTGTGAGAGGCCTTGCGTTGCGTGAGTCTGAAACGACAACAACGCCAGCATCGGTCAGTGCTGTTTCCAGCCTGATGCGAGCGTCATTTGTTTGACCCACTATGCAACCTGTGGACGGTTCACGCCCCACAAACGCAGGATGTCGCCCATCGCTAAGGGTGAGCCTCCAGCCTGCATTGACTCATACGACATAAAC